TCAAATTCAAGCGTCTTTCCATCATTTTCAGGTCAAATCCATGTTTTTCCTCATCTTTTTCCTCGTCTTTCGTTAAAAGTTCAGGCGGAACCTTGTCATAAATGGTTAAATCCCACTGGTTTTTCGCCTTTTTATCCTTTGCGATACGATCAATAAAGCCATTATCAAGAGCCTCCTGCGCGGTCATCCACGTTTCGGCGGCCATCATTTGGGAGATTTCTTCTTCTTTTTTACCGGTTTTTGCCATATAATCAGTGCGGATCGAGGCGTCCATCTTGTCCAGCATGTCGGCCATTGCCCTCATTTCGGTAGAATTGCCGACTGTCAGCCCCCACGCATTATGAATCATGAAGAAAGCACCCTCGGCCATCTCTATCTCGTCCGCACCCAAAGCCACATAGGTAGCCGCAGAGGCCGCGAGTCCGTCAATGTGAGCGACAACGAGCGAACTATGCTCACGGAGTGCCGTCTGGATCGCCCGCGCCTCGAATACGTCACCTCCCGGCGAATTGATACGGAGATGAATCAGCGAGGAGGTGACCCCGCTCAATTCCTTCACGAAATCGAGGGCGCTCACACCTTCCCCGAACCAGTCCACCCCTATCTGGTCATAAAGGTAGATTGTTGATTCGTCCTTATCCTTTTCGGCGCGGATCTCAAACCGCCCCTGTATTTTCTTCCTGTTGAACGGGAACCGTATCTGATTTGTCATTATTCGCTCCTTTATTAGGTTCGGGTCTATAGAGTTCATCGCTCTTTGGATCGGGATCGGGGCGTTCCCCCAATTTTGCCCGGATTTCGTTTATTGACAGAACACCAGGTGACTGAGTATTCCCGCGCGCTATATTCATGGCTTCATACAAAGTTTTGGTATCGCCACGAGTCAGTTCCGTTTCATCGAATTCGGCGAAGTATTTACCATCCCGGAATAGTTTGCGTTCCATTTCAAGTTCAAAATCCGTGAAATGATCATTCATGGTGAATTTTGTAAACCATAACCCCACTGCCTCAACGCCGGTTCCCCATGAGGATTGTTTATCGGTTTCCCGCACCATGACCGTAGGCACTCCGAAAAATGAGCATATATCGGAGAAAGAGGCCTGCATGGATTCAAGAAGTTGGGCGTCCCTTGCGGTCATATTCAGTTCGTGAATCTTGCCGCCATCCGTTATAATCAGAGGTTTCCAGTGATTCACCACGCCCTGAGCGCGACGCTCCAAATATTCTTTGAGTTTTTTGCTCGCCTCATCACCCATTTGGGTGGGGTATTCCAGCCCGAGATTGAAAGCCGTTCCCTGGCTGAAAAACCGACTTGAATGCTCCTCTTTCGCAAGTGCGAGTCCCATACATTGACAGGCCGCTGAAATGGTAGACAGCCCGGTCTTGCCATTCCATCCGATATTAGGAACGTGAATCATATCGTCCTGATCGTATATTTTGCTCGTTCCGGTCGGGTAGTAGACCTCATAGAATAGCCGGTATGGGTTTACTCCGAGTTTCCTGTCCAGCCCGATTTCATATGCCCAATAAACGTTTACCATCGGGGGAGCGACCCATTCCAGTCCTATAGGGATACCTCCTCCATTCCGCTTAATGACGCTATAGGCATTCCCGGCGACAACCTTGTCCTGCATCATACGTTTCCAGTATATTTTCGCCCCCATTGTTTCATTCGGTTGTAACCGCAAAACAGGCGAAAGATGGTGATCCATTCTCATCTCCCTGTCTATCCGGGAAAGAGCATTCGGTTTACGCTTATAGACATACACCGGAGAGGATGCCGCGCAACTACCAAGTAACCGGACACATGCAAAAACAGCCGAGATACGCATGGATGTTTCGGCGGTCACATATTGCCCGGAAACGGAATACTTCACAGAATCGAACCAATCGTCAAGGTCGATAGATTCATACCGAGCGGCGTTCTGCCAGATTCTTTTTATTCTTCCGAATATTGACATCTATTTCCCTCTCAGGTAAACATATCCCTTTTAATCGCCTCCATTGCAACCATCGCATTGATTAGCATGATTGTCTATTGCTCTTGTAACAATTATTTCAATTATTTCGGTTATTCCGGGATAAAGTTTTTCAATCTCCTCTATCCTAATTTTTTCTTCGTTTTTTCCCATTTATCTCCCCTTTTTTACAATTCTATAAATCCCTGAGTGATTTCCTTGACTTCCGTATGTTTCACCGCCCGGTCCAGTGCCATGCTTGCCGCAACCGGGCCGTCCACGCGCTTGACGCTCTTTCCCCGATCTGGCTTCACGATCTTCACATTCCCGTTTGAATCACTCCAAAGTTCCACGCATGAAATCATCCACTTCATGACCGGGTTTCCGCCATGCGCTATCAGGCCCCGGAGCACCTTGATCTCAAAATCCTTTATACCCGGCGACATCGAGATAGGAGTCTGCGGGAATTCCACCATCTCAAAATCGTACTTTTGCAGGTTCATCACCATTTGAGTGGCATTGTATTTGTCATAGGCTATTTCGATAATCTCATACTTTTCGGCGTCCTCTTTTATCTGCGATTCCACAAAATCATAATCTATCGAGTTACCCGGCGTCGCCGTGATGTATCCCAGCCGAATCCAATTTTTGATTTGCAGGGCAATTTGTTTATTTGGAAACCGCGAATCTATATCCTGTTGCGGAACGAAAAACCGGAACAGGAATTGGTAGGGGTCGCCGTCAACTTCCGGGAGAAAACAGAGCACCCAGGCGGTCATGTCAATAGTTGAGGACAGGTCGAAGGCTCCGATACACCGGCGGCCTCGCAAGCCTTCTGTGTCCACCGCCGCGTTGCATTTATCCCATTGTTCCGGGGTTATCCATGACATGAGCGAGTCAGTCCAGATATTCAGGCGTTTCGTGAGAAAATCGTTGCGCATGGAAGGTTTCTCGGCTGCCTCCTGTGCGAGTTCCAGCATGTTCTCCCATTTCGGGGTGATGCCAATAAGGGGATTTGCCTTGATCCAGTTCTTAGTATCTTGCCAGTTCTCCATATCCTCTTTGTCAAGCGTGAATATGATTGCGAAATAAGCGTCATTCTCAAAAATGCCTTCGAGGATCCCGACCGCGTATTCCCGTTCTTGATAACATGCGCTTGATTTGTCGAAACCCGCCGTGGTTATCACCCACAAAACCCAGTTGCGCCGGGAACCAGTACCATTTTTTAGGACATTGTACATGAATGCGTCCGGGTGAGCATGGTACTCATCTATGAGCGCCCCATGAACGTTCAAGCCGTCCTCTGTGTTGCTGTCCTGTCCGAGCGGTTCATACCGAGAAGCTGTCGCTTCGACGTTAAGGTTATCCCGGCAAGTATTTATCTTTCGACGTAACGCCGGGGATGCCTTCACCATCTGCACTGATGACTGATGAACGATACGCGCCTGTTTAAACTTTGTGGCGGCGGTATAAACCTGGCTCCCGGCTTCATTGTCAAAAAACGCAAGGTATAACCCCTCACTCCCAAGACAGGTTGACTTCCCGGCCTTTCTTCCCACTTCTTCATACACCGTGTGGAATCGCCGCGTGCCGTCCTTTTTCTTCCAGCCATTTACACACCACCTTATAATCTGCTGATGCGGGGCCGGTTCAATCACCTGTCCGGCCCATTCGCCCTCGAAGTGTCGGCAAAACTGAAAGAACTCAATACGCCGAATCGCCGCCGCACGGTCGAACCATAATCCCCGCGCATGTCCGGTCACGAGATCGCGCAGATGCCGAAGCACCGCGAGCTTCACATATCGGCAAGCCAGTACCGCACCGCTCATCACATCCCGCATGTACTGTTCGGCGGGGTGATCCCCAAGCAAGTGCCAGGGGAGCTCATCATACGGCGGAATGACAGCCGATACTTCCGGTTCAACCTCTATTTCGGATTCAACCAACACGCTCTTTCTTCTCCCATACGGTGAGTTTGTCTTCCTCTCCCCCGGTCTGGTCAACCTGTATCCGGCTTCGTGCGCTCGGAGAAAGCCCAAACTCCGTGATAAACTTGTGCATTATCTGAATATTCCGGCTTATAATTCCCAGTAAAGGATTCTGGATATAATTCCCTTGCGCTGTCTTTATGAGCAGTCCGGTCGTACCCTTTTTTGTGAGCCGCCTCATTTCCCGCTCGGCCATCTGCCAACGTCCATATGCCTGACAGTATGCGGCCAGTGCCGCCATATCGAGGGTGCTCAATAATCCCATGCTTTGCAAGATCGGAACCGTGCGCTCCCATTCCGCCCTTGCATCGTCCATGAG